GTTAGTGTTCTAACTCGTTTAGCGTGAGCTTTATCGGCCCAATATAAACGTTCAGCACGTTCCGTCTTATCTTGGATCAACTTATGAAGTTGTTCCTTCGACAGAGTGTGCTCTGTAGTCCACCTTACCGAACGAAAATTCTTCATTAAATCAATCTGTTTCATATTTCCGTTTCACATAACAAAAAACCCTAGGGTTTTTAATCCTAGGGTCCTTTTTGGAGTTTATGTGAGTTAGATTCTGGGAATCTTCTCTCCTCCTCGGACCCTAGTGGTAATCTCTGGTGTGCGATCATTACTAGATTCGTTCGCAAACACAGACCAATAGGCTTGCATGCCTAGTTGGGGCAACTGTTTGTTTAACGAATGAATCATAAATGTTTGCATCATGTTTCCTATTGTATGTTTATTTATCATTGTTGTCAACCTGGTCAACGCTTCAATGACAAATTTATTTATCCAAAAGTATTTATTACTTTTGTTTTATTTATTCCAGGAAGTGATAAGACGACCTATAAGGTTTAAGTCCTACCAGCTCATTGGAGATTGTAGTTGATATGTCTTTAAGTGTCAACGGCGCAACTTTCATTGCTAACTGCATAGCAGCCGCCACTGACTTTTTGTAAGGGTCCAACAGCTCATCATTGGAGATGGCCAGTGTTGGATCTCTGTTACTTGCAACAAAGCTCTCTGCGTTCTTTCCGACTGAGAACGTGCTCTTGTCCCAGAAAGGGTAGATCACAGGATTGAGCCACTCAAAGTTTATTTTAGATCCATTCTTTCTTGGCAATACGTTTACCGCTTGGTCTAGACGGTAGTCTGACTCAAACCCAATGCTATCAAGATAATCAAGGTGCTTTGTTATAACGTGCGCCTGCTTGATTGAGATAAATGGATCGTCGGGTGTCCAATAAAAGAACTCATCATAAAATGGATAGTCCCTAAAATAATGTTTGTGCCCAAACTGGCTACTCCAATCCATAAAATACATCATCCATTTATTGGTTTTTGCATCTATGGCAATCTTGGGTTTGTCGATTCCGTGGATTACTCCAACCTTTAGACCTGCATTGTGCAAATCTCTGTATTTGTCAACGTAACACAAGCCGTATGCATGTTTTATGCCTATTGGCTGCATGTTATAAGTTATGTCAGTGTAGACATCAAAATTAAAAGACTTATCGGTGAACAGTTTTTTCTGCACATCTCGCAATTCTATTAGTCTATACACTGTATCAGGGTACCGCTCTAGGTGTTGCTTTACTTCTGGAAGTGCAACTCCAAAGATTTCGCTGCTAATAGGACTATCTTTGCCCCTGTAGCTACTGTCCTCGTACGATATAATCTCATCTAGTTTAGTATCAGTGTGCTGAAACCACTTTAATATATTGTGACTGTCGGCTCCACCACTATAAAGCAATACTAGATAATCGTATTTTTTTCTTAACTGTGCAACTCTTCTCGCATATAAATCGTTAAGAGACCACACAGGGTCAACTGAAGGCTTTAATGCTGCAAACAGCTTATCGTGAAAATTAAATTTTATGTGTTTGCCTTGTGCCGCTTGTTCGTGTGCTAGGCGTAAACTATAGATCGGGTCTGTGCTACCTTGGACTTCGTAATGTCCAAAGGCAGACCATTTATCTTCTTTTGTTAACATGTATAAGGGGTTGGTAGGAGCGGCCGGATTCGAACCGACATTAGCCGATTATCTGTCGCTACGGGGTATAAGCCCGCCGTTTTACCATTAAACTACGCTCCCAGATTTATACAATCAGGATATACGTATTCGTTTAAAGGTTAAGTGGCTCATGTAATTATTTATATCTATATGGTCCGGCGTGCAGGAATCGAACCCACATTCAAGGCTTAGAAGACCCTTGTATTATCCATTATACGAACGCCGGATTATTTTGGTAGGACCGCCCGGGGTCGAACCGGAAACTGGTGAATTATGAGTTCACTGTTATACCTTTTAACTACAGTCCTGCAAAACAGCCGTTTCTTATTTGCTGTATCTGCTTCTCTCGTATTATAACTAACTTTTCTTTGAAGTGCAACCACTTCGCTCTGTCTCGCTCTGTCTCGTAACCTTTTACTTCTACATATGTATCCAACGATTCAATGTAAAAATCTGGATGATACCAACGTTCGCCATTCCATATGTACTTAAATGCTTTAGTGGGCTTTTGTGGATTTAATCCGGCATTTTTTGCCCAATGGTAAAAATCAACTTCCCACTGTCCTTGCAGTTTTATACCATCTACTACTATTTGTTTTGTTCTGCCCCTATTAGAACTTGAATACGATTCGGGGTTTTCTTGCACTGCCCGTTTCATTGCTTCTTGGTGTTTTTTTCTAAAAACTGGGTCTTTCCATTTCTCTTTATTTTGTTGTACAGTAGATCTCCTAATACGCTCCCTACCTTCGGGCGTCAACACTTCGTGTACACGATCGGGGTTCTCGGGGCATCTGCGAACATGGTTAGAATATCCAATTTTACTTGTAAATTCTTTTTCACAATGTGGACATATCATATAAAGCACTCGACTCCAATGCTTTTATTTATCAAAGTTGAGTGCTACTGTGTCCAATGCTCGTCTACAACAAAAAAGGCATGTAGTTTGTAACATACATGCCTTCTCGGGATACAGTACTTTACTGTTTATCTCTTTTCTCTCCCAACATTGGCCGATGTTACAGTTTTGGCTCTAGTAGGTCTTATCTCTACTCTACCGCCAGTAACAGACTTAGGTACTTTAGTTGCAGATGGTTTACTAGACTGTCCAATTTCGTCGGATTCGTCTTCTACGTCCGTAGCACCGTTCTTAAGAATTTTAAAAGTGAAATTGCCTTTAATGCCTGTGCTGTAGTATGTCTTGCTCGCTGAAAACGAAACTCCGGTAACGGTACTACTTGGCCAAACAGTTTCAAAGCTTTGAATAGACCATTGTTCTGGCTGTTCGGCGGCCTTGGTGTAAACTTGGATTAAGGCGCCATTGTTTAAAATTTCGCTGGCTGCTTTACTAAAATTAGTTTTTTCGTTGACATGTTTTGCAGCTTCGTGAGCAACGGCTGCTAAACTGTGAAAGTATAAATTTAAATTATCGGGCTCTTTAGTGCCTCGTTCAGTGATTAATTTCTTAAGTCCTTTGCTAATTCCCATTTTAGCAACAGCACTCATCGAGGTGTTGGGCAACTTTTTAAAGTTTTGAATATCAGTTGCATCCTCTTGATTAATAATACCGTACTTGATACCAAGAATAAGCGGGGCTCCGGCTTGTCCTGCTTTAACAATGTCTTGGATTAACTCAATCACTTCTTTGTGCTTTTTTAATAGCTTAGGATTAGACTGGGCCACTTCTTTAGCTGCATCAACAATGTTTTTGGCACTAGCAGTAGCTCCGCCGGCGCCTTTGCTACTTACTTTAATTTTTTGCCCGCTAGGTGCAATAAGAATACTATCGCTCAGGCCTTCTGTTTTGTCTGTACCAAAGTTAATAGTACAGTCTGCAAAACTTGCGCCTCCCAAGAATTTTTCTGCTGCTTCTGCTGCATTTCCGGAATAATTACCTGTCTGTAATGCAATCGGGTGTAACAGTTCGCAGAAATAGTCGCGGAAAGCCGTAAAACTTTCACCTTCGGCAACAGGAACATCAACAGGAAATTCTTGTCCGGTGGCAACTGCTGACGCTGCCATTGCTTGCGGGGAGTCTTGTCCGAACTTAGCAATAATCTGGTCTAATACCATGCTGGCATCTAAATCACTTTGCTGTGTTAGAATGTCCTGTGGTGTCATTCCGGCTTGGGTTTTAGCTGCTGCTTTACTATTATAGCGGTATCCGGGAATACCGTCCTGATTGCTCCATGCGTTTTGTGTGGGGTCAGGCTTAACTGACTTAAATGGCTTTACAAAAACCAGCTGGCCACCTTGGTCGCGATCAAAGACTGCAACGCCAAACGCCCGATCGCCAGATTTAAATGCCCCGACAACGTTAATGCCGCCTCGATAGATACCTTTGATCTGCTCAAGTGCTGCATTCAATTCTTCCGGGCTATCAAACATGCCGCCACTGTCGGGATAGAAACGTACAGTGTTTATGTAAATTTTTTCTTCAGGGTTAGTAGTACTAACAAACTCTTCCCCCGGACGACGAGCGCCAAGGCCTCGGCTTTCATTTATAGTAACAAGATTAATTAAGTCGCGCATACTTTATTTATTCGCGCATACGATAGAAATCTTTGTCTAACCATACTGTTACTAAATCTTCTTGCTTTACAAAGCCGTTGCGGTTTAAACTGTTGATAGCACTGTCATTTAACAGCCCAAGATCTGCAAGGTCATACCAACTGGTCGTTGCTGGGTTTTGTGGTGCTACATGGCTTTTATACACAGCGGCATACAACCATGGATCATTTGCATTCTTATAAAAATATGCATCTCTGCAATCAAACCCGTTAACAGCCAACATGTACATCAAACTTACAATATTGTGGTTATAGTACACACCACTGTAACTGTTGTTCTGTAGACGGTTGTACTGATAGTGTATGTTTTGTGGCATACTGAGCACCATCATACCGTTTACATTCATTTGTTCGTTCCAATATTTTAATGTAGTAAGAGGATTTAAACAATATTGGAATGCGTCGTGGCACCATAACAAATCGCAATTACGTGGGATAACACGATCTTGCTCAAAGTCTGCTTCAATAGGCACAAGGTTGGGGTACTTGATTTGATCTTCAATTGCTATTTTTTTATCAATAGCATAGACCAAGTAATTACGAGGTTCAGGCGGTTCGTCCCTAGATTCTAATGTTGCCCACCATTCAGCATCTAATCCAGCACCACAACCAAAATCTGCAACAATGCTAAGACTATCTAGGAAACTATCGTAACCATAGATTAAGTCAAGAATTCCGCGACTGTGATCGTGGCTTGCATATGCGTTCTTAAATGCCATGTTGTAAAACTTCTATTATAATTTTTTCTTTGAGACGTTTAAGTCTCGGTTCTAGCTGGTGACAAGCCTCTGTTATTTCTTGTTCACTGCCCCACGTTAACAAATTGTTTAGATGGGTTGCCCATTTGTTACAAGTATCTTTTTCAATCTGAAGGTCAACTGCATTATGCTTGGGCTTAGCCACATAGCACATTTTAAAGTCGTCTAATAACTCTTGAGCTTTTTCCCTGTGGGTCATTGTATCGAAACATCCTCCATGCCCGCAGTCCTTAAACGAACTACGTGCCCTAGCATAAAGTTTTTAGACTCTAGGCCTTTCATTACACCAAGCCACTTATTACGCAACAGTGCAACTTCGTTAATAATTGTTTCATAGTCGATTACTTCGTCTTCGCCATCGACATACTTTTCGGCATCCCTACTACTCAATGCACGATTGTAACTTTCGAGATATTTCTGAAAATGTTTTCTTCGAATCTTGCGTAATTGTATATTCAGGTAGTTAAGTATTGCTTCAATTTCTTGCAACTGGTTAAAACGATGTTCGGTAACACCGGGTAAATCACTTGCTGCCTTTTCAAGCTTTCCTTTGATACTTATTTCGTACTTAGCTTGTGTGAGTTCGTGTTCATAGTAATTTATGAACGCCGGTATCTCACTAAGGTCTGCAACAACTCGATTATACCACATCTAATGCCCCTGTTAGCCAAGGAAAAGTTTCTCTCCAATTGAGATTTCTCCTAGACGATATTTCATTTAAAAATTGTTTTAATTCAATCATACGTTTAGTGTTGCCGGATTCGGATAGTAGACTCTTGATACCCGACAGACGATCAGCTGACCATTCGGGTAACAATCTAATAGATTCTTCAAATTCGTTAATTACTAAACCACTAGGTATTGTTCCTACTTCCAGGAATGGCACTCGATCCACTCCAGAAAAATACAAAGGTATGCTGTACTCGTTTAATTTTCTAATCAAGTCTGGCATAGTTTTAATACTTAAACAATTTATGGTTCCATTGACTATAACATCGATGTTACGATATTGCTTAACATAACGCAAGTTTTCATCCCACGTATTGAGATCGACCCCGTATCTAATAAACTCTGCACTAGGACCATATGCTTCCATGCTAGTTGATATTTGAGCAGATTTAATTTTCTTTTTATCAACTAAATCCGACAACTTATTAAGCACAGATTCTAACCTTGACCTGGGAACCATTAGGTTAGTAAAAACCAATAGCTGCAATTTGTCGTTTGGATTACTGTCAAAGAAATCGATTAGTTTATAAGTATTGTCCTCTAGCAACGGTTCCCCACCAAGTGCGGTTATTTTTGTTAACGAGGAATATTTGTTCTGCAACCAAGACCAAAACTTATCAGTATTTTCTTGTTGCTTTTCTTTGCTATATTCTTTATAGTCCCGTTTGTAAAAATCACCGATTGCAATCGATCCGTGTTTTAGGACTTCGCTGTTCCAAAGAGAACTTACCCCTGGGCCGCAATAAATGCAACTCATGTTGCAGGTATTAGAAAAAATTACTTCAATTACCGTGGGGTCGATATGTGTTGCTAGAGGATTTGTTTCTAGCTCTTTTGGCCTCATGTCCGGTATTCTATTATGTAGAATCCTATCGCTTATTCCGCCACGGCTTTCGATATTCTTGCAATAGCCGCACCCCGTCGGCCATTGTCCAGATAACATTGTTTCTCTATCGTTTATTTTTTCCGGGGTGTTGTGAAAGTTTTCTAAGTCAGTGAACGGATGTGCAGGATTGTGCCAACAACATTGAGTGACCCCTACTTGCAAAAATAGTTTAGACCACGTCCACTTAAGTTGGCAGCTAGTATCCGAATTTTCTATCCACACAACCTTGTTCATTATTCTTCGTAGTTATCGTATTCGTCTTCGTCTTCGAATCCGCCTGCATATTCCTTAAAGGCGCGTCCTAGTGCAGCATCTGTGCCAGCAAACTCTTTTAAGTCCAAATCGTTTAACAGATCAACCATAACACTCATTAGATTATCTGCTGCCTCTTGCCTGTCTTTTTGGGGAATGTACTGTTTTAATGTTGTATAAGTTTCTACCAATACATCTACTTCGATGCTCATTTTATTGTCTTTCCAAAGATTAATTGAGGATGTTTACTGAACCACTCTTTAACTACGTTATACTCTGAGTTAAAATGAATACTCAGGGCCCAACGCTCACCATTATTAGTTATCCCGTGGAGCTTCTGTGTATCTAATATCCATGCGGTATTTATAATACTTGGATATTCTTCATAGTGATCGTTATGTTTAACCCAAGTATATGCATTATTGTCTGTATTGTCAAACACAAAATTTAATGCTGTTTGCATATGAGGCCAATCTACATGTTGACCACCATTGCCAATCATGATACTTATTGCACTATCATCGGGCTTTAATTCTGCAAACATGTCTAGCATGTTACCAAGCCACGGCATTGTTTTGTTAACTACCGGGCTTGCAACGCGATACCAAGATTCACTCGGTTCGTGCTTACTTAGTACGCCAAGGTTGCCAATTGTTAAATGCTCAGAATTCCCGTACATTGACTTGGTCTCTGCACGGGATTCTAATCCGATTAAGTTTTTAGATACCTTTTTAGTTTGACCCCAATCGTGCTCGATTTTGAGGTCAACCTGTTGGCAATACTTCATTACTCAACTGCTTCTTCGATTGCTGGAGCTTCTTCTAACCCAGCTTTCTTGTCGAATTTATGAGGATTTGCAGTAATATCTGCCATAACCTTGTCAAGACTGCCATCGTCATTACGTTCCCAAGCTTTGCGGAACTGTTTAATAATTTCCCCATCGCTGGTTGTGTAGACTAAGCTATTGCCTTCTTTCTTTAACAGGCCTTTGGCTTCAATGAGGTCAGTTAGCCCGCTGTAAGGGTTCATGCCGGTCTCATACGGAATCTTAACCTGTACGCTTTCAAATGGTTTAGCATAGCGTGTTTTCATGATTTTACATGCAGCACGAATACCTTTAACGTCTGAAATTTTGTTACCGTCCTCATCTTCTTTGAGTTTGAGCTTACGCATAGCAACAACAATAGAGCTTGCGTAGATAAAACCCTGACCACCAGAAATCTTGTCATCGGGGTCAAACATATCTTGCGAAGCGTATGTGTGGTTGGTTGCAACTAAACCGATGTTTAGATCACCGATCATGTTTACGCAGTTACGAACAAGAGCTGTAAGTGCTTTGGGCTTACGTCCCATGTCACCTTTCATGTCACCTGCTTCAAACTGGTTAACATCAGTTGGTGTTAGCATCATGCCAAGACTGTCAAGAACAAACATTACCTTAGGACGCTGGTCTTCAGGTAATGTTTTATACTCTTTAACGAAGTCGCTGATCAGTTTTGCAACGTCGTCGATCATAGCAACGTTAAGCTTTAGAAGCTTGTCTTCACTGGTGTCTACACCCAATGCTTTAAGCCATGCTTCGTCAAGAGCATTTTCAGTGTCAACAAGGATAACATAGATACCTTGTTCTTGTGCATTCTTAACTAAGTTACCTGAACAAATATAAGATTTGCCTGCTCCAGATTCACCGGCGAACACTGTAACTTTACCTAGCGGGACTCCTTTGTTAAAGTCTCCGGAAATTAGATAGTTAAGAGCATAATTGTTTGTTGAGATCCATGTATCTGGATCGCGAAAGCCAATACTTAGGCCATCAATACTTTTTGTAATTGTTTTACGGAACTTTGAAACGTCGAATGGTTTTCCCATAATTAATCCTTGAAAAAAATAAAGCCAAGCACGTGATCTGACGCAGTTTATCTTTCTGCCGATCTATATCTTCGTGCTTGGCTTGTTGGCTTTATTGCTTCTGGCGGTTGCGAATCATTGCTAGAATGTCTTCGGCACGCTTTCCACTTGCACCAGCGGCCGGAGTGGCTACGGGTGCAGTAGGAGCAGGAGCTTCCTCAACATCAAATGGAGGATCTTCTGCCGCTGGTGCTGCTGCAGGAGCTACACGTGGTGCAGCTTGTGCTACGGGTTTTGCCGCAGGAGCTTCATCGCCTGTGCTGCCATTACCGCCCTGGAAACCAGCTGGCTTGTAGTAGTTGGCCCAACGATCTGGGTCGTAAGGTTGTCCGTCGACAGATGCTTCGAACATTTCCTTAATAACCTTTAGCTCAACGTCGGTTGGCTTCTTAGGCAAGAAGTCGCTCAAGTTGTACAGACCGTGCTGTTCAACTGCGGCTGCTTCATCTGCTGTTAATGCAGATTCTTTACGTGCCCAAGTAGAGGTGTTGTAGTCAGCGTAACCACCTTTGCTGGTTTTCTTGATGTTAAAATCAAGGCCTGCTTGATAGTCGGTAGGCAAGTTTTCCATTTCGGGATCCATTAGTGCGTTCTTGATCAAGTTAAAGATCTGAGGACTAATAATGAATCGACGAATAGGATTTTCTGGGGTTTTATCGTCGCTAAGAGGATTATCACGTACAAAGCCTTGGAACAAGTAACTACGCTT